TGCTCTACTGGTGTAGTAGATGACCTGACAACTTCATTGGAGTTTGAGTTGTCGTAGTTCGCGCCCGGGAACTGCCTCACCTTAACAGTGAAGTCTGCTTTCGGGCTTTCTGCGGCTGAGCCTGTGAACGTCAGGTCTGGGATCACTCGCGATATAAACGAGAAACTATCTCCGTCTTCAATGTCGATCTGGCTTGATTCAATGTATGAGGTCATTGCTGAGCCATCATCATCATTGCCCCGCTCATGCAGGAACAGATATTGACCTCCTGCCGCAATCGGGAACAGATCAATACCTCGGTCAATGGCCGCTGTTCTTGACAGGGTGCCGATGTACCAAATGTTTTCGAGATAGTTATAGACCACGTACCGATCAATGTCTTCGTTCGGGTTGTCTGGGTCATCGCCCTCTGATGGGTAAAACCACCACACCTCGCCAAATGACGAGTTCAGAACGCCAAAGACTTTTTCCCGCTGGTTCTTGTTGAAGTCATCAAACACGTAGGACTTCACATCGCAAGGCAGTGGCTTAACCTGACCATCAAACACGTAGAAGTTTTCAATACCCATCCAGTAAACAATATCGCCTGCGGGTACGGGTGAGTTCGGGCTGATGATTGTGGTGTTTGTCGAAAGCTGTTGGATACCAAAGGTAAACGGAGGCCCAAGGAACTGCATTGAGTGCAGTGATATGTCGGTCCACACAAGGATCTGCTGTCGTGTTTCGACAGCGGTCACGATCTCTGAGCCCTTGGATAAGCGTAAGCTACCCGCTGTGTTGGTTGCTTCGGGATTCCACTTTGTTGGGTCTTCCGATGAGCAAAAACGGATCAGTAGTCTGTCCTGCGTTCCGATGTTGTCAATCGGGTCTGTGCCAAACAGGATGACGTGTCTGTCTCGGTCTGACACAAGAACCTTTGTTGCCACTGTAGGAGTAGTTGCGTCAGCTCCTGCTCGGTCTGAGAGGGCTACAGCCCGTCCAAACGGAGAGCCTGATTGAGCGCTGGTGTCCCAGTAGAAAATACCTGCATCACGAACATTGATAATAATGTCTTCACCAAAGTTGTCGTGCGACCAGATGCGCAGGATGTTTGCCCCTGAGGCATCTCGGATGTCTGCGTTTGATGACCATTCACTCCGGCCATATACCCCAACGCCCCAGCCTGTGCCGAAGATGGTTGTATCTAGACCGACAGCAATCTGAAACTCTGCTGTGATCCCTGTACCGCCGCCTGTCGCAGTAGATGTTGCCGCATTGGCAACCGTGATCTCGAACGAATTGGCGTCAATCAGCGTGACTTGGAACTCTGTGTTTAGGTCCTCTGCGGCTACACCGCCTACAGCGGTAGCGCCGCTAAATATGACAAAGTCATTGTCGTTCGCGCCATGGTTCGAGATGTTTACAGTGACAGTGGTTGAGCCACTGACTGTATCAAAGCAGTTGTTTGTGGCTGGACTTTCAAATGTCGCTCTAATCGGGGTAATGTCGTTGTAGTCAATCCCTTCTAGGACGTAGTACTTGAGGTGCGTTCCGACCCCGAAATAATCCGTCCCGTCCAACGCAATCCATGGGTGGATTGCTCGGCAAGTTCCCTGAAATGTGTTGCTGTTTAACTTTTCCCAGCCGCCAATTTTTTCAGGCACACCTCTCCTGAAGCGCACCTTGTCGCAATCAAACCACCCACCCTCGTTGGCATACGATGTTGATTCTTTGTTAATGCCGGGGCGTAGTTGTACTTTGGATAGCGCCATGCGTGGTCCCTGAAAACATGATAATAGCTAGGTATATGATACCACTGAGGGTATCAATCAGATTGACAGATCGTCATTCCGGGTTGGTGGCCTTTTATGGCGCGGGGTTAAAAGAAAGTTGCTGGGAATTACCGCTTATAGTATACGTGGCGGCCAATGATACGGAGCCCGGAGTGGTGTGGTCTAGGAGGGTGAAGTAGGGTGTGGACAAAGAGCTAGCCGCAATATAGTTCCCGTCAGGGCTGAAGGCAGTGCCTCGGCCATTACCGCTTAAAGTGTAAGTGGCGGCTAAAGACACAGACCCCGGAGTAGTGTGGTCTAAGAGGGTGAAGGAGGGTGTGCCATCGTTCGTAATCGCAATATAGTTTCCGTCCGGGCTAAATCTTACTGACCGGCCAGAATCTAGTAAGGTGTAAGTTGCGGCTAAAGAAACAGATCCCGGAGTGGTGTGGTCTAAGAGGGTGAAGTAGGAGGGACCAGAAAGAGAAATGTGGGAAAGAGCAATATAATTACCGTCTGGGCTGAAAGAAGAGGATGCCCCATAAAAAGATAGAGTGTAAGTTGCGGCTAAAGAAACAGATCCCGGGGTTGTGTGGTCTAGTAGGGCGAAGTAGGGTGTGGCAAAAATACAATTTGCGATGTAATCCCCGTCCGGGCTGAAGGCTGCGTGGAAGCAAGTTCCGGGTGTGCTATAGGTGGCCGCCAAAGAGACAGAGCCGGGAGTGGTGTGGTCTAGTAGGATAAAGTAGTAATTGTCCCCTGTTGCAATGTAATTCCCGTCCGGGCTGAAAGCTGTGGCGTTGCAAGCGAGCCCAGCCCCGGTGTAAGTTGCCGCTAAAGACACAGAACCGGGGGTCGTGTGGTCTAATAGGGTGAAATACGGGGTGCCACTGTGGCCACAGGCAATGTAGTTACCATCAGGGCTGAAGGCAGTGCCTCGGCCAGAGCTGGGTAAGGTGTAAGTGGCGGCTAGCGAAACAGATCCCGGAGTGGTGTGGTCTAGTAGAGTGAAGTAGGGGGCGTTAAAGTGAGAAACCGCAATATACTCACCGCCCTGAAGACCCCCGCCAGCACCTGCCGCCGCCTGTATAACCTTGCTACCTATGCCCATCAGTCTGTCCTTTATGCTGGCGTTGCGAGTGCTTGGCCTGCTGTGAAGCCGTAATAGTTCGTGCCGCCATCTGTGGTGATAAACACATAATAGTCCACAGCGCCGCTGTCTGCTGAGACTGTTGGCGCAGTGCCGCCCGGCCAATCAACGCTTGCAGGCCATGTGATGGTCCGCTCGGTGGCGTCCTGTGTCACCTTCAGGGTGAACGCAGACGCCTTACCAGAGGCCGCAGGATTACTGAATGTGTATGTCACATCCTCTGACAGCGTGTGGGTGAAGTTCGTTGCCGAACTCAGGTCAAGTGTTGCCGCATTGGATGAAGACGTGATCGCCTCGGCATCTTCAGTGAATGCGCCTTCGGTTTCAATTGAAGAAAACGTTCCTGTCCCGCCATTGATAGTAGGCGATGTCAGCGTCTTGTTTGTCAGCGTAGTTGTGCTACTTGCTGTGACGATATTAGACGGTGTGATGATTCCTGATAAATCTGTCATGTTTTACTCCGGCTGTGATGGCCAGTTGACCGTCCAAGGGAATCCGCTCTGTGACGGAACGTCCCGAAGAGCCTGACGATAGGTTGCCATCTCACTGCTCATGGTTGTGTCTGACAAGCCCGACCAGTCTGTGTCGGCAAGCTTTCGATCACGCTGTGCGCGAACATTCGCGCTTTCGTTGGCAGTGCGCTCTGCAATCTCTTCTGAGGTTGCATCAGTGACATTCCAAACCTGAGTCCACACGCCATCTGTGAGTACTGGTGTACCCTCTTGGATGTTCTTTGTGTGGTCATAGGCAGGGCGATCTACCTTGGTGACACGGAACATTCCAAAGTTTTCCAAGGTTGCATCACTTGGGTTCTTTGGAAACGATACGTTTGGGTTGTCTCTCCGAAGATTGCCGATTGTGTATGGGTAATTCTCGACAGCCCCGTTGCTTACTAAGACATGCATACTATTTCTCCTTGATTGCCTGTGCCAGTTCGCGTATTGCGCTGGCGATTTCAAGCCGTGCTTCTGTGTCAGTGTATGGAACTTTGATTTCTTCAAACTTCCATTCGTCTTTTCCCGGGTGGTAATACTGTACCCATCCAACACCCATTCCGCCTTCTGGATACTCTGGAATATCTCCGGCGTTGATCGTGTGCCCATTCTCATGGGAGTCCATCTGGTACTGGATCATTGTAACCTTGATCCAACCTTCTGCGTTTGGTGCTTCTCCGAATACTACAGCCATTATTATTGTCCTTGACCCATAACCAATCCAAATGCGTGATCTGCAATCTCTTTCGGGAGATTGCCCCAACACGCCGCTTCTGTTGCCGCATGATATGGCGGCTTCTTTATATTATACGCGGTCATTGCCGCGCCATACGATAAATGTGGGTTGCCCATCTGCAAGGCAACGTGCGAAAAATGCGTCCATGCCTCACGACAGCTTGGCTCTGCGGCGATAGCCGACAAGAAAGCCCGAACCATTTCATCATTGCGCCCTAGCTTATGCAGGCATTGAGCAATACTTACCCATGCGTGTGAGCGGCGGTACCGGAGTACTTCGCGCTCGTCACCATCTATCACTTTGAGGTACTGCTTGTAGGCGTCCACTGCCTCGCCAAAGTTTCCTTTCTGGTGGCATTCACCTGCAAGCTGTAGCCATGCATCTGCATCATTCGGATCCTCTGCAAGTAGTTCTCGCAAGGCAGGAGAATAGTTTCTCTGGCCGCCGCTCTGGTAATGCTTGACCACAATGCTCGTGTCACACCAGATCTGCTCAACACCCTCTAGTGGGCGGATCACCTCGTGGATACGGCGGTGCCATTCATAATCATGACGGCTGTGGATCCGTGTTCTCGGTGACTGCACCGAGGGAATGGTGCAGGCTTCATCTGCCCACTCTGCAATGTAGAAGTAGTTTCCGACATTGCCTTTCCATTCGGCTTTAAGTTTATCCTGCCATCCCGAGTCGAGCCGCTCATCCATATCTACACTGACACACACATCCACATCATCTGGGACCAGTGCAAGTGCTTCGTTCCGAGCAGTGTCAAACCGCCACGGGTCGATAATCTTTTCTACAACATGTGCGCCGAGTTCTCTCAGAAGCTCAACAGTGTTGTCTGTTGAGCCTGTATCTAAAACGTACACAGGACAGCCTTCGGCTGACTTCATGAACCCCTCAACGTTATGCGCTTCGTCTTTTGCTATTGTATAGATCGCTGTTTTCATGTGGTCCTTTTATTGTTACGAGAAATCCACGCCAAGGCATGATCCGGCTAAAGTGTAAGTGGCCGCTAAGGATACAGAGCCCGGAGTGGTGTGGTCCAAAAGGGTGAAAAAGGGGGAGCCACCATTCCCAGTCGCAATATAATTTCCATCTGGGGCAACGGCGCAGGGGTTGGAAAAAGCGCCGACTAGGACATAAGTTGCCGCCAAAGAAACAGAGCCCGGAGTGGTGTGGTCCAAAAGGGTGAAGTAGGGGGAGGTGCTATGGACCACCGCAATGTAATTCCCGTCCGGGGTAAATTCCAAGCCATTGCGCCCAGTACCAGCCAAGGTATAAGTTGCCGCCAAAGAGACAGACCCCGGAGTGGTGTGGTCCAAGAGGGCGAAAAAGGGGGAGCCAATGCTAGAAACAGCAATGTAATTATCATCCGGACTAAATTTTACACCGCGCCCATCTGCACCGGTTACAGTATAAGTTGTGGCTAAAGATAATGACCCCGGAGTGGTGTGGTCTAGGAGGGTGAAGCCGGGAGAGCTAAGATGAACGACAGCAAGGTAGTTTCCGTCAGCACTAAAATCCAATTGAAACCCACCGGAAACCAAAGTGTAGGTTGTGGCTAATGAGACAGAACCCGGAGTGGTGTGATCCAAAAGAGTGAGGAAGGGAGCATCTTGGTGGCCAACCGCGATGTAGTTTCCGTTTGGAGTAAAACTTGAGTTGTAACCAAAATCGGGCAAGGTGTAGGTTGTGGCTAATGAGACAGAACCCGGGGTAGTGTGGTCTAACAGAGTAAAATAAGGGGCATTGCTATGGCTAACAGCAATGTAGTCTCCGCCCGGGTAAAAGGATGCACCTCTTCCGGTTCCGGGAAGCGTGTAAGTGGCGGCTAATGAGACAGAACCCGGGGTAGTGTGGTCTAGAAGGGTGAAGTAAGGAGTGGTAGTGTAAGCACAGGCAATATAATCACCTGTCGGCAAAGGAGGACCCCCACCAGCACCTGCCGCCGCCTGCATTGCTCCGATAAAATCAGTCATTACTACCTCTTATGCAGGTGACTTGATGTCAAGGCCAGCGACAAGTGCAAAATATGTCGTTCCGCCGTCCCGTGTTGTGAACACCAACTGATCCACCCCCGATGCTGTCAAGGTCGGAGCTGTTCCTCCAGCAAAGTCAACTGAGGCTGGATAGGTAATTGTATGCGCTCCACCATTTGTCAATTCTAGAATAAAGCCGCCGAAATCACCAGACCCCGGAGGATTTGAGAACGTGAAAGTGCAGTCCTGATCTAGAGTTGCGGAGAAGAAGTTCGCCGTTGTCATGTCAAATGTCTGGGCTGAACCAGTGTTACCAATGGCTGACCCTTGAATGGCGTAGTCTTCTAGAACAGGGCGGCTAATTATATTATCCGCCATTGACAGCGTGCCGCTCATTGTTGTTGCGGCGAGTGTCTTGTTAGACAGTGTCTGCGTGCCATCTTCAGTGACTACAGTGCCGCCGTTTCCTCCAACCTGTGCGTAGAC